ACTAAAATATATTTGAGCAGTATATATATAAAGTGTTTCGAATATACTTGATAAATATGGATTAATCTGGCAGTATATATGTATTATTAATTTAACTAGGAGTTACTATGAATTTATACAAAGAAGAACTATTTAGTAAGTGGAAAAATTCCTCTTATGGGAATGATGAAATTACTACTAGTATTGCCTACAATTATGATGAGTATTTAAGCGATCCAGAAATACAATTATGGTTTATGGACAAGGAAGAAGAAAAAAGTCGCCAAGAAGATTTAGCAGAAGGAACAATACATAAATATTCTTTAGCGATACGAAACCCTATAAAAGAATTTTCAAAAGAAGAAAGTTTAACCTATGGGTTTATGACTTGGGAAACGAGCAGAGATAGTGAAGGGTATAAAAT